GAGAATCAGATCTTGATGGGCTACAGAGGATCTCAGTTCTTGGAAACTGGTGCAGTTTATGCTCCTTACGTTCCATTGATGATGACTCCTTTAGTTTACGATCCGGACACATTTACACCCAGAAAGGGATTAATGACCAGATACGCTAAGAAAATGATCAGGCCAGAGTTTTATGGAAAGATCAAAGTAAACGGTCTTACCACTATCTAAGATATACTTTAGATATTACTTTTAGATTAGGGGACTTCGGTCCCCTTTTCTTTTGCCTATTTATTACTAAAGAAATAGTTCTATGGTAAATATTTATGTATTGAAGTTTCCTAACGGTAAACATTATGTAGGAAGGACAAAAAACAGTGTTGAACAGAGACTAACAGAACATAAGGCTAGGATAGGAAAGACACAACACCCTCTGTATTATGCTTGTGAGAAGTACGGTTGGAGTAACATAGAGAAGGTTACTTTAGAGACTGTTGATACACACGAAGAAGCAGTTATTAGAGAGTTACATCATATCTTAGAGTATGATAGTTTAGCAAATGGTTACAATCTAACTCTAAATACAGAGATAGGAGGGGACCAATGGTTAGGGAAGAGAGATACAGAACAGTATCATCTTTGGAAAGAGCATATGTCGAGAGCAATGTCTGGAGAGAACAACGGAATGTTTGGAAGACCTCATTCAAACAACACTAAGACTCTTATGAAGGAGAAAGCTAAGGGAAGATTCTCTTTACCTTGGTATGTTGAAAGGTTTGGAGAGAAAGAAGGAACTGAGAAGTATGAAGCAAGGTGTAAAGCTCTCAGTAATAGAAAACTAAAGAAAGATAAAAACGGAAGATTTACTAAGAAGTAATCTATCTATCTTTCTATTTATATTAGAACAATAAAGTTATTATGTTATGGCAAAGAACGCCCACCACGAAGACGCAGTCTTCAAGGCAAAGAGGAAACCAAAAGGTCCTATCAGGTTTCAATTGCAACTCAATGATGAACAGAAGGAAGCAAAATCCATCATCTTAGATAACCCAGTTACTATTTTGAAGGGTATGGCAGGTTCAGGAAAAACTTTAGTAGCAACCCAGGTAGCATTAGACCTTTTATTCAGAAAGGAAGTAGAGAAGGTTATTATTACGCGTCCAACAGTATCTAAAGAAGATATTGGCTTCCTACCAGGAGATATTAGGGAGAAGATGGATCCTTGGTTAGCTCCTATCTATCACAATCTCTATGCATTGTACAATAAAGAAAAGATTGACAAAGAGATAGAGTTAGGTAATATTGAGATTGTACCATTTGCTTTTATGAGAGGTAGAACTTTTGTAAAGAGTTTTGTTATTGTTGATGAAGCACAGAATGTTACTCACAGTCAGATGGAAGCTGTACTTGGAAGGTTAGGAAAAGGAAGTAGAGTTGTGGTATGTGGAGACATTGCACAGATAGATCTAAAGAAGAGATCTGATACTGGATTCTCTTTCTTATCAAGAATAGAAGAAGCAGTACCAGGGTTCAAGATATTTACTTTAGAGAGGAACCACAGACATGAGATAGTTACTCCTATTTTAGAAGTTTATCAAACCTTCAGGGATTAGTTCTTGTAATCTATTTATTAACAAACTATTACTATGTCTGATATTGTTATTTGGGAAGGGTCACAATCATTCTCTCCTGGAGACACTCCATTTGCATTTTATGACAATGACTTAGACTTTCAGGTAGATGCTGATAAAGTCATAAGATACTGTGCAACAAGGTTAGGATATTTACAGTTAGATGTAGAGTTGAATGCTAACTCTTATTATGCTTGTTTTGAAGAAGCAGTAACCATTTATGGTAATGAGATTTTCCAATACAAGATTAGAGAGAACTTTATCTCCATGGAAGGAGCTTCTTCAGAAGGAACAGCTAACAATAAGTTAGTAAACTCTTCATTAGATAGAATCATCAGTATTACAGATCAGTATGGTACAGAAGCAGAAGTAGGAGGTAAGGTAACTAAGTACACAGGAGCTTTTGATGTTGCTGTAGATCAACAGGAGTATGACTTAGATGCCTGGGCATTAGAGCAGGGTATTACAGGAAGTATTGAAGTAAGAAAAGTCTTTTATGAATCACCTCCTGCTATCTTGAGGTACTTTGATCCTTATGCAGGAACAGGAACAGGTGTTCAGTCTTTGATGGATGCATTTGACTTTGGATCATATTCACCAGGTGTAAACTTCTTATTGATGCCAGCATCTTTTGATGCTCTAAAGATTCAAGCTATTGAGTTCAATGATCAGATCAGAAGATCTGCTTATTCTTTTGAACTAATAAACAATAGGTTAAAGATCTTCCCTATTCCAAAGACACGAGGAAAGATGTTCTTTGAATACTACAAAGATGTAGAGAAAGCTAATGCAGGATTTGTAGACGGAGATGGCCTTATTACTAATGTAGGAGAGGTACCTTATGAGAACCCTGTTTATGCAGACATTAACTCTGTGGGTAGACATTGGATTTACAACTACACTTTAGCATTAGCAAAAGAGTTATTAGGATATGTAAGAGGAAAGTACACTACTATTCCAATCCCTGGAGCAGAAGCTACTTTGAATCAAGCAGACCTTTTAGCAGATGCTAGAACAGAGCAAGAGAGATTATTATTACAGTTGAGAGAGATGTTAGAACAATCCTCCAGAACAGCACAGTTAGAGAGAAAAGCTGGAGAAGCTAGAAGTACACAAGAGATTGTGAATGGAATCCCACTAACCATTTATGTAGGGTAATGGCAGATTTCACACAATATGAAACTCTATTCTTCATCAAGTACAAGGAAGATGCTAAGATCTCTGATCTACTAAAGATAGTAAGAGCACTACCTTATGTTGATGTAGCAAACAATAAGAGTGATAAATCAGATTCCAGACCACAGGGTTTGATTCTGATAAAAGTGATAACAACCAAGTCTGCTAAAGAAACCTTTGATATGGTTAGAGATGCAGCCTTGAAACAGATACCTGATATTACAACTTTCAAATACTCTGAAAGGCATATTGAAGGAAAAGAGATATGAGTTTATTCGGCAGTAGAAGAGATTTTAACTTATTCAGTAGGATAAATACTGAACTCTTAGGAGATGTTATGGAACAGGAGATCCTGTATCATAAGATATCTTTAGGAGATACATCAGCCAATCTTTATGGAGAGGCAACTGATAAGATTTATCTACCAGCAGTAAAGTTGAACTGTAGAATAGAAACTCAACAAGGATCTACAGAGGATAGTGAGTTTGGCTCAGATTACTCTAAGTTAGTAGATTACAACTTCTTGAGAGACCATATGGTAAAAGCTGATGTGGTTCCTGAAGTTGGAGATATTATTGAATGGCATAACAACTTCTATGAAGTAGACACTGTTATTGAGAATCAATTCTTCTTAGGTAGAGACAACAACTATCAGTTAGAAGAGAGAAATGATAAGTTTGGAACAAGTGTTTCTTTCTTATGTAAGACTCACATGACAAGGGCAGACAGAGTAGGATTATCTAAACAGAGATTATGAAACTAGCAGACATCATAAGAGAAGAAAAATGGGATAACAGTAACCCAGATTTCAAAACCAAACATTATGACACTGATGATGAAACAGGTCAGATGTCCTGGAAGGTTGAGTACACTCCTTTATCTGGAGTAAATAAGTCTATTGAAACAGCTTATCAAGACTTCAAGAAAGCTATCAGAGAGTTTCCTGAAGATTCAAGATTAGAAGAGTTGTTTGAAGAGTTTGCCTCTTTCAAGAGAGGTTACAGAACTCACTTCAATAGAAAGTACAAAAAGTAATGTCAACAAAAAAGCCTACACCACAAACTCCAGCTCAAGCAGTACAAAAGGAGTTAGGTACTCCTTCTACTCAAAAGAACAGGGGTCATGATACTTCTCTAACAGGAGACAGTAAACCTTTTTCTGTAGGTCTAACTGACATAGATACTTCAATAGCTTACTATTTTAATAATGTAATAAGACCTTCAGTGGTACAGAATGGTAGTAAACTAAATGTACCTATTATTTATGGATCACCAGAGAGATGGAAATCTGTACAAGCTGATGGATATTACAGAGATAAAGAAGGAAAGATTCAGGTACCTTTGATTATGTTTAGGAGAACTGGATTTGAAAAGAATAGAAGTCTAACTAATAAGTTAGATGGTAACAATGCAAGTAATGTACAGTTATTTGAACAGGGTTACTCAAGAAAGAATATTTATGACAGATTCGCAAGACTAAACAACAGAAAACCTGTAAAGGAATATGCTGTAGTAGTCATGCCTGATTATGTAACAGTTCAGTATGAATGTATTATCTGGACTGATTATGTAGAACAAATGAATAAGATTGTAGAGGGTGTAAACTTTGCTGCAGATAGTTACTGGGGAGATCCTTCTAAGTTTCAGTTTAGATCTAAGATAGATTCCTTTGCAACTTAAGTAGAACTAAACA